CCGAGTAATCTTGAGCAGGAAAAATGGGTTTGTAAGTAGGCTTAGAATTAATAATATTTTGACGTGTTGTTCTCCACGCGTCTAGCAATCCCATTACTCTACCCTCTTATCATTTTCAATTGATTGATGTTCCAGCCTCTCTCTCGCCAAACTCGCCTCGACTTCAAGTTTTGCACTACCGCTTTCAGCATCAGCGGCGATTTGTGCGGCTGTTTGTTCCATATCCGCAGAAATCTTCTCTCTTTCAATCGCAAGTTTTTGCTCCAGTTCCATAACTTTCAATTGCATTTCTTGCTGTTTAATTTCCATATCAGCCTGTAACTCTTGCATCTTTTCACTATGGTCAATCTGCATTTCTTCGCGTTTTATAATTAGCTTATCGTTTTCGATTTTCATCTGCGACTGCATAAACATTTCATTTGCGTCTGGTTTTGGTGGCGGTATGTCAGACCCGTCTGGGGCTGGTTGTGTAAAATATTTCTCTGCTTCAACCCCGCCTTCTTTAACTAAGTCAACGAGTGCAGAATAAACATTTTGACGCGATACAATTGACCCACTGTCAAAACCCATATTTGCCGCAAGTTCCTTCTGGGCATTGAGGACATTTGTTAAAGCCGACACGCGCATTTCGTCGTTGCCATGACCAAGACCAACCATAACCGTGACGTCGTATTCCGTATTCCAATTCCGTGGATCCATTGGCACCCATTGATTATTTAATCGGATTACGCGCTCTTGGTTTTGATGCATTGAAACGCATTTCAATATTTTTTTGAATAAATCTTTTACGCCACCATCAGCAAATAACCGACCAATCATTTCGATACGCTGTTGCGACATATTGAGCATTAATTTTACGCCCGTCGCAGTTTGGTTTGGATTTAAAGAATCCTGATCAAGTCCCTGAGAATGTTTTGTGACGCCAGTGCGAACTTCTTTTATTTGATCTGCATATTCTAACGCCGATAATACATCTCCGCCTACCGGAGCGGCTGTCATTTCTCTGACCATGCCTGGCTGTTTGACGCGTACAATTCCTCCAGGGCGACTATTCAATAAGTCGTCCATATTACACATACCTTCAACCACTTCAGTCCGGTGGTTATTCTGTAAGTATATGTTGTCGAGTAAATTACGTAGTAAACTTGTTTTTACATCTTGGATCATAAAAGTTTGATCTGCTATCGACATACCAAAAAATCGGTGTGGCATTGGTATTGGAACAATTGTCGAAAATGGTGGCTCTTCAACTTCTTCTTCATCTAAGATTAGATAACTGCCGGAACCACCAGCTAAGACGCGTATCCACTCCGCGATGCCGTCGCCGTTGCGGTCAGCTTTTAAATAACAATCATAAAGCCAAATCTCACGACGTGTTGGGTCATACGAATCTTCGCCTGTATGACTGCCACCAAAATCAGCGTCGTCAATTTGCTCTCGCAATAATTTTTCAGTTGTAAAATCTTCTTCATCGAGTGTCGGTATTTGATCGACTAAACTTTGCTTATATCCGAGGGCAATTAAATCTGAGGCGGTGTAACGAGTTCGACTGGCGACAAAATTAGCTTCATCGAGAGTGCGCGCTTTCCGCTCTATGTAAAAATCTTCCGGTGCAACTGTCTCGACGACGCAACGTCCTTTTGTTTTTGTACGACGAATTTTTACTGAGTGTCCACTCGAATAAGAAGGTGTTGAAGCGGGAGCCACATCGCCGTCGAATAACCCCAGTTCGGCGGACATTTGCTCCTCATAGGAATGCTCAACCGCCTCAACCTCTGGATCAGCTAAAAGAAGTGTTACTTCTTCCATGCTCAAATTTTCATACGTCTCAGTCGTGACGTCTTTTTTATTTTCGTAATAAGTTTTAAAAATGCCAATGCCTGATAGCAAAGCATCTTTGAACCCTTCGTGCAGTAGTTGCACTCCAGGGTTATCTTTTAAAAATATATGATTTACATATTTGGTTGCTTGCTCGGCACTTGCCTCGTCTTCAGGGCCGACAGGCGCAAACTTTACAACTTCGCCGGAGCCCGTGAAGGGTTTTAACAAACTTGGAAGCATTGATTCAACCGTATCCATAACATCAGACGATATTACAGCCGAGCGACCCTCAACTTCATTACCCATTGGATACGACAAATAATATTCCAAAGCCTTTTCACGTCGACGCTGTAACTCGCCACCGTGATACCCAGCACTTGTGCGAATACCTTCGGCGATCAGTGACTTCAGTGTTTCTTTGGTAACCTTTTTACGTTTAGCCATTTAACCTACTAACTGAGCCGCCGCTTTTGCCGCTTCTTTTGAGTAAGGGCCGTGATCGACAATATTTCCGTCATTGTCAGCCAACGCCCACTTTCCGAAATGTAAATGTTTAGGGGTTAATACTCCTACCACGCTTGAAGCATCTTTTTTTTCATCTAGACGCCTTTCAAGCGCGTCTACTCTTTTCAATAATTCTTGGTAGGCAACTTCTAATCTAATTGACATTTGGGGGTTCCTTTTTAGTTAAATTCGTCGTCTGGCATCATCGCGTTTGCACCTAATAATCCGACGGCTCCGTAAATAGGTATTTTACTTTTAATTATGCCTTCAGTTAAAACTTGTTTTGGGGTTAAACCTGTCACCCGTGATGTTCTTTCGATTGCTTGATTAACTTCTTCAATCATTGGACGTGAGCCAGGATACCTTGCACCCTCTCTCGCTTTTTTTGCCCCTGCCCAAGCAACTTCTTGAAATTCTCTTGGAGAAATTCCATGTTTTTTTGCTAAATTAATAACAACTTCTTCATACGCGCCATAACTGTCACCTTGAGGCATTTGTAACTTCGGATCGAAAAGTTGGCTCATTTGTTTATCAACTGTCGCGCTAGATTTGTCTCCAAGGAAATTATTTTGGAAATTGAATCGTTTTGGGTCTGCTGTATCAATGCCCTTGTCGGCAAATTTTTTATACATATTGATATTGCCAGCGATATACTGCCCACCCGCTGGGAACGGCATATCGTAAGCATTTTCCGGGTATGGAATATTATTTTCTTTCAAAAAATTACCATACATCGCTGTTCGTAAATTTTCTTTAGGAGCCGCTCCGCCAGTCGTCGCCGCCATTGGTTGTGCAAATTTTTCTTTGAACGCTTTACGCCCTGCATCTGGGCCTAACTCTTTTATAAACGCCTCTTCTAACTGCCTCATGTAATACCAGTTATTAGAATTTTTTATTTTCGTGCCTTCTTTAAAAGCATCTTCTAATCGAGCAATCCCGTCTGGGTGTTGCGCCCTTAAACGAGCAGTTGCTCTTGTCTCAGGTTTTTTTGCCCAAGAATCTTTTTGAGTGCTTGAGCCGATCTTATAAGGTTTAGGATTAACATCCGATCTTTTACTAACATCGAACATTGGAGTGTAGTTACCCGCGTCAATATCTTTTTGAGCTTTGGTAACTTGTTTCGATATAGCAAGTGCTTCTGGAGAATTTTGTTTTGATGGAAATACAAGCGTTGCCGGATACTCTTCACCAGCTTCTACTTTTTCATCCCAACGATATTGTTTATCAGCCGAAGTTCCCAGTTTTTTCTTCGCCAACTCTTTTTGAGTTTGTTTAAAAACAGGTGGCACAACTGGTGGGTATGTTGGTAGCGGTTGTGGTACACTGTCAGTATTTGACAAGACAGGAACGCCACTAGAGGCGGGTTGCGGCTCTCCACTACCAGCTTTTACATTACCAGTTTTTGCATCCCCTAACAATCCTTTTTTTACACCTTCTTTTATACCAGCGACTGTTCCTGGCACTGGTATCATTGCAATACCCGCACCCGCCATGCCTAACTTTGCAAGCGCATCTAAATAATCACCGCGACCAAATGCTTCACCGGATGCGCGGCTGTCGTTGACTATTCCTTTTATGTCAGCCTGTGGGCCGACTATATCTGCGCCACCTAATAAGCCAGTTTTCATTTGTTGATATGTCGGCACATTTAACCCAAGGCGTCGACCAACATCAATAGGATCAGGGATACGATAATCGTATAATTTATCTAATAAACCCGCCATGTGATCCTCATTATATAAATGGTACGCCAGAGTTTATTTCTTGCTGGTACTTATTTTTATTTCTTTGTAATACTTTCACACGATCCAACACGTCTTGATCCCAAGTGACATAATTGCGAGTAGCGTTTGGTTGCGTTCCAATACGGCTCTGCTCATCCAAGAAACGAGTGCCAGGAATACCCACGCTTTTTAAAAATTCTGAAGCCTTCTCTGGGCTTCCGTGAATATCTATTAGTTTTCTATAAATTTCCGCTCCACTTGCGGCATCTCCAGAGTTTTTTATTTCAAACATAGACGCATCATTTCCAAATGATTTTAATAAATTATCAGCCTCTTCTTGAGTTGCAAATTTTTGAGATACTGGTTCTTTTTGCCCTTTAGGATAAACTCTAAAATTAGGTTCCATAATTCCGCTGAGAGCTTGTTTAATAAAATTAGGTTGTGCGCTTAACGGTGCGTCCCAATCTAAATACTTCGCAATATCTTCGTCTGGGATGTCTAATTTGTAAAGTTGAGATTTTGTAGGAATTTTCCCTAATTCGTCCGCTACACGGTTTGCCGTGCTTTTCATTGATTCGTCATAATCGGCAGTATTGTAACGCTTGCGAAGTTCACTAGGAGTTTCATGCATCATCGCATTTTCCCAAACCTCCATTGCCTCATAATCTTCACTTCTTTCGGCTTGCTTATATTTTTGCATCATGATTTCTTCGGCATCGTAATCTCTTGGCGAATACTGTTTTGCAACATTAGGTTTTTCCGCACTATAAAAACCATGACCATAAGCCTGATTTCCCTCACCTGACCCTATCTTATCCAAGCGAGGCCGTCCCTGTGGATACCCTGGCTCGGGTTTCCATTTGTTGGGGCCGCCATGATACAGGTTCATTCCCACAGTCGATGAGGGTCGGGCTGGAGATAATAAGCTCGGTAAACTAATCGTACCAGCCGCATCAAAGACACTTTTAAAAGCGGGGTGAGTTACTGGTGCATTAGCTGGCAGTCTCATTGCCGTGCCTAAATTATCAAAACTTTTTGCCGCATCGATCAGCAGACCTGGGTAAGTCATTTGACCCCGTCCCGTTTTATCATAGCCGAAGGGATAAAAACTTCCCCTACTCACTATATTTGGGTCAGGTGCCATTAAATCTAATAAACCCGCCATAAAAACACCCTTAAAATAATATCAACAAATATGATATTCGCTATTGACTAATTGTGACAAGTCACTATTATACTCCTATAAACGAAATACTTAGGAGAAGACAAAATGATTACGAGATACAAAATTGAAGAAACAACTACAGTTCCAAGCAACCCAAACGATGAGGCTACAATTTACGTTTCAGAACTTTTTAATTCTGTAAAAGAAGCGCAAGCATTTATTGATAAACGAAATGTCCTTCACGCAGAAATCGTTCGTGAATATAAAATAATTGATGTTGTTTGTGGTTACGCAAATAACAGTGGTTACAGCGACATTCACCCATACGAAATTGTTAAAGTTATTTCTGATAAAACAATAGAAATCAGAGAAATGGACGCTGAAGAATTACCTTGGAAGCGTGATTTTCACGAAGGTGGTTTTTTCGGACATACAGCAAATCAAGACAAACAAAAATGGGATATTAAACCCAACGCAAAAAAACAACCGATAAAAGCACAATTAAAAAAAGATGGCTACTTTCACTCAAATGTTGGGAAACATTACATCGAAGCAGAGCCTCGCAGATTTTACGATTACAATTTTTAAAACAAACCAGGCGGCGGGTTAACACCCCCGCCACCCCTTTAAACAAATAGGAGATCGACAAAATGACCTCACCAACAGAACTCAAAATGACCTTACCAACAGAAATGATGGACGCTTGCCCTTTTGATAATATTTTTGTTTGTTCTGATATTGATGAACAAACAAATGAAAAAATCTGGTTAATTAAAATTCCATTGATGAGGGGGTCAGATTGCCTCACTGTAAATAAAAAATTTACATCACGTTTTAGCGCAGAAATTTGGGGTGCCAAAAATTTAACTGTTCAAGCACTTGTAAATTTTGTTCTTGAATCAAATGATTTTCAAGAACGAATTTTTAACTGTTGGCCCCCTTTTGAAGACGATCGTGGGATTGATTTAGACGTTTTGCTTTGTTCCTCCAGAATAGACACTTAATAATAATCAACCAAAATAACCCCCCTCACTCAATTGGGGGGTTAATAATTTTAACCTTACATCTTTTACAAACTAAGACCCTGTCCTCAGTGTCAGGGTCAAATTTATGCCACATAAAATAACAATAAATACTGCAACAAAAATTAGACAAATTGGTTACTGTTTGGGTAATCCAATTTAGACTTCCACGGCTTACGATATGCACCGAACGACGCCATGCCTTCACGGTATCCGACACAAAGATAACGCATCGCATCGGCAAAATGCGAGTTATCGTCATGTAGCGGTAAACCAGACGTCTCTTTAACGCGATAATTTTTTAATGCCTTCAACAAGTCATGGCAATGAGTAGAGCTAATCCAAACACGAGGTAATAAAGCGCGTACCGCCTCAATCCCTTCGGCAACTTTTCGCATAGGGACAATGGTAGGATTGATACCAAGTTGACGGAGTATGTCAGAGCGGCGTTGTGCAGTTGCTCCAAGTATTCTGGTATCCGTGTCGTGAGGAAATAAATGATCGCCATAACTATACCCTTTATCAAATGCTCGTTGCTGTAATACCTGGACGTAGTGTGCTAGACCCTCACCGGATGCCTGATAATCGTCAACGATCCTTATCTGTGATCCAGACGTCTCTTGCCAAAATATAACCGTTGTCTTATCTCGGACACCTAAATCCCAGCTTGTGTTTACAAGTAAATTTTCGTCGTGTGGTACGTTTCCAATGCGCTCTTCATGCTCGGCCTTTGCGAGTTGCTCGGCGTAGTACGCGCCCGTGATTGAGGCCGTCCAGTCGCACTCCATTTCCTGACGATATATATTGTCGGATAACTGCTCTTTCAGTTCGTCGAGTTCTTCCTGCGGCAGTACATTCGTCTTACTGGCTGGAAATAAACAGGCAAACCACTTTGAGTTTCCGGCGTCCATTTCGGCCTTTGCTTGGTCGTAGATGGCCTTAAATGCGTCGTCGCCCTTTGGCGTCCCTATCCATAAAACTTTGCCCTGGCGGTCTGCAATAGCTGGCCTGACAATAGACGGAAACACCTTTGCGCTGATGTCTGCATACTCATCAAAAATTACGGCGTCTAAAAATAAGCCTCGGATTTGTTCCGACGAATCATTAGAGCCTGATAGTAGATGTATTGTTATACGCCCAGTCGGGTGGGGTATTTCGACCCTGAGTTTAGCGGCGTTATATTTAACCCCTGGGAACATCTCTGTAGCGTCCTTCACGTACTGAAATGCGACCTTCTCAGCCTGACTAAAGGTTGGTGCTATATAAGCCCCCTGCGGGTTTTTGTGGACGCATTCAAACAGCGATCTAACGAGCCAGTGTATCGCCATATACGTCTTGCCAAAACGACGATGCATCACGCAGACATTATAGCGTGTGGAGTTGTCGTGGAATTTCTTTTGTAGCGGCCTCGGTGTATATGGGACGATTATTTTTTTAGGGGGCATATGGCACCAATTTACTTACCCTTTTTTTTACCCATAATTTTTTTTACACCCTTTTTATTTTTTTTGGGTGGGCGTCCTACATTTTTTCCGTATGTTCCTTTTCCTTGTGGCATTTATTTTCCTTTCCGAAAACTTGTGTGTTCTGCCTGTTTGTATCCTACCATCATCATCGCCGAGCCGTGGCCCCAGGGCGGTGCGGGCTCGGATAAAGGGGGGGTGCCTTTTTGTCGCATAATGCATTATATGGTAAATAGGTTATTGTTTGTTATCAATGACTTAACATTTATTGCGATATTATGAACGTTATTTTATGCTAAAAACACAAGATGTTGTGTCTAACATTCGTTCGATCCAACGATTAATTGAGCTTGGATTTCCCTGATTTCGCGCGCGAAACTTGCGTTTGACGTCCGTCAAATGCGGGTTCATTTGCCACGCTCTCACTATCATCAGCCCAAGCAATTGTGTAACTTCCTATCGTACCTTTGACTTCGACTGATTGTTTACTTTCAGCTTTTAATACTGGTATTAACTTCTCAGCTTTCCATCGATAATGATTTAACATCTTGTCAGCCTTAATCACTTCGTCGCGTGTTGTTGCTACTCGGATCAACGTCTCGCTCTCTTGTAGCAACGTCTCAACATTCTGTATCAATGCTTGCTTGTAATCTTCAGCGAGTTCTTTATCAGCTTGCCGCCATCGCCAGAAATTACTTTGATCTGGGAAACCATCGCGACCATTACAAATGTCTTTTAGAAATTCTCCGTCACCAAACCTAAGTAAGATTTGCTTGCAGATTTCCGCATTTTTCTTAGCCAACGTAATCTCCATAAAAAAATCCTTGGTCTAATTTTAGACGCAAGGATACACGCAATATTTTAAAGCAATACCGAATTATGTCTACTAATCGTTTAACAAATATTAGTTCGCAAAATAACATATTGTTTTCATTCATATAATTTTATTATGTCCTCGAATTTAGTGTAGTCCATGTGGTCACCATCAACGATGCAGTTAATTACATGGTTTAAATCACGATAGCCAAACCGCCTCATTATCTCCCTGCTCCATCGCAAATACTTCCGCACATAAGCTGGCTCCTCAATCTCATCAACAAAGTTAGCTCGACCATTTGGAACGTCGATAGATTTATAATCTAATATCTTGACCGCGACATCACTTCGCAAATACGAGACAGCTTTTCGTATCTCCATTGCCGCATCTTCTAACACGGAGTTTAAAAGATTATCCTCAACCCATTTTTGTATTATATCCTGACGTACTTTTGCTAGCGTCTGCTTAGTCGCAAACTGCCAGTCTTTTGACTGCTCACTAACATCAATATAATCGTCGTCGCTCACTTAAACTGCCTCAAAAAATTACGCGAGTTTACTTGCTCAACAGGCTCGACTTCATAAGGGCAACTGTTGAGGTTACAGGGCATTGTCTGAATGTTTGGACGCCCATGTCCCTTACGACCATAAGTGCTAATACTGCACGTCTCACAGCGTCCAGTGACGTGTAAATTACGAGACATTCGCCTTATTGTTTCCCAATCCTCCTCATACATTGCTATCGACATATTTCTTAAATATGTTTTGACTAAATCAAACTTATCCAACGTCGATAATTTCTTTGTTAGCAATCCAATCTGACTTCTGAACCTCGTCAAAAGTGTCACTGCATTCCGTTCCCGTTCCTGCATAATCGTGATATTTGTATTGCCCTCACTAAAATGTAGATTGTCGATGAACTCAGCTAACTTATTTTCGTCTCCACTTAATTTATTCAGCAACCTTCTAGTCCTGGTCAGTAGCTTTTTAGTTGTCGACAACTCTTTTAATAACTTTTGATTGTTTAATGTTTGATCGAGCAACTTGCCCTCAAGATCACGAACCTTTTTTTCGTATTCCTGCCGCACGTCATGTATGTAATTTTCACTCAAAACGGAATCTCCATATCTTTCACAATGCCTTTAACCTCCGCTAGTTTACTGCCAGGCATTTCATCTTTGCAGTACGCCAGAACTCGAAACTTATTTTCAAATGCCTCGACACATCGTGCCGCCTCATCCAAGCAATAGGTCTTAATTCCTTCACCCTCTGGACTAGTTGCAAACTGATAGGCATCTTCCCACGTCTCAAACAAACAATACGCGACACCGTCCGTCCTCCAGCTTGCCAAAGGATTAGGGTCGAGTGGCTTGTGGCCTTGCCTCTCTGCTTCCCGATCCAAAGCCGCCCAAGCCTTGACCATACTCGCTGAGTGCTTTTCAACCGCAAATTCATCATCATTATCAATAGCACGATCTAATTTTGCCGCTGTAATACCAAACTTCTGAGCCATCGCAGTACCGACGAGTTTTGGGAGACGATCTATGCCCCACTTCATCTCCATCTTCCGAGCGATTTCATCCGCCGGACGAAGTGAATAATACTTCGCCATCTTTTCGATGACACTGACATCTTGGGGGTTCGTTAATCGATCAGGTTTTATCATTTTACGATATTTCATCTCATCATCTCCCTACTTAAAAAATCGTTCTCCCGTGTTCTCCCGTAGCTAAAATAGCAAGCAACTTTGCGCCAGTTGTGCGCCAGTCTGAATCTGGCGCGCCAGTGTGCTATTTTACTTAGGGAGAAAAGTAGACTGGCGCAGACATTTTGCGCCATTCGTGCGCCAGTTGAAAAACAAGACTGGCGCAACTTATTTCTGCCTAATTTGGCAGTAAATTTAAGTCGACTTCGACGCATTTTCTGCTCTTCCTTTGCTTCTCATCTAAATATGTATCCTCAAAAAGTACACCCGTATCGAGCCAGGTTTTTACAATCTGTTTTGCTTCATTTTCACTCTTATCGACCATCTCGGTAATTAAATTCCCGACCCATCTTTTGCCTGATTGTTTTTGAGCAGACCACTTGCCGCCCTCATATAAATGCTTATCAATCGCCAACAAAATATCCCGTGCTTTATCCGGTGTGATGTCGTCAAAGGCATCAGGTGGCGACCAGGGTGCCACGACGCCGACACTGTCACCATCGCCAATTGCCGCATTGCCAATATTAATAGAATGCCGTTGAAGCCAATAAGCTCCTGCACTGGGTGGCGACATATTAGCCTTGGCGTCATCGAGCCGGATGAACCAGTGTCTGCGCTCCATTTTAATGCCAAATAAGTCGGCTTCCTTTTCATTCATTACAGTAATCGTTCGTGCGCTTCTAACGGCTCCTGAGAGGCTTGAGGCACCTCTTGCTTGGTTGATGTCACCCGCCATTTGATTGTTTGCTTGTGGCGGCTTTCTGACGTGATGCACGAGGTCAATCGCACATCCGGTGTCGTGTGCAATTTGAGCAAATGTCGTCAAAACATCGTCTATTTGTTTGTTATTATTTTCATCCGCATAGTGCGCCTTAACAAACGGATCGATGGACAAGACTTTTATGTTATTCTTGAGGATTGCCTCGGTAAGTTGCTCCGCGTGTGGCGTCGCAACAACCGCGTCATTAATCTTATCTGCAACAATAAGTTTTTGATCCCGCCCACTATTTAAAAATAAACTTCCAATTAGTTTTTCTTGAGGTATTTGGAAGTGCTTTTGTATGGCGATAACACGCCGTAGTAGCTCGTCCTGTGGGTCTTCTAAGTTGTAGTGCCAGACGTTGCATTGCTTGTGAACAGTGTCGTGTGTAAGCTGTCTGCCCGTAGCGATGGCTATCGCATCAGTTAATGCGACGGTCGTCTTGCCGACGCCCCCAGGGGAAATCGTTGTCGCAACATAATTCTCAATTAAATGTCTACCGTATATAAATTGCCTCGTTGGTAAATTCGCAACATTTAGTGCATTAGCATCGATTTTAAACGCCGTAATATCGCCCGTATGTTTTTCCTCAAGGTGCGTCTTGATCCCTTCCTCAGTTGGCTCTGGGTAGTCGTACTTGCGACGTGCGCCCGCAATAGCAACGCCGACCTCTCTGTCTGTGTCATTTTGATTGTATCCTTCTTGGGTAAAATTTCTTGCCATGACCAAGATTTCAGCATTGGTCTTACCAGTGGCGACCCAATGAGCGACAACTTTAATCATCTTGTTATGCCACTCATCGCCGCCGGACATAATGTCCCTGGCTATTTGATCTATTTCTAAATTTTGGTACACGGGGAGATTCAGTCCGGCAGGAGGGGAACCGTCCTCAATCGCCCCGTGATCAGCTTTCGTTTGGCACTCAAATGCCGCTGGAAAGCTGTTATACAATTTGACCGCGTTGACAGGCTCACGCTCTTGACGTGGCGGCACAAACTTTACTAGTTCTTCAGTGTATCCTTTTTTAATCTTACCCTGACTTGGGTAGCTGACAGTCCCTGCAAGTCGCATAATGCGCCGTGGATCAATCACCTTATCGCTGTCAAACTTATTGACCATTCCGGTCTGTATATCGGCCCAGGCTTTAAAATTTTCTAACGGGTGTTCCCGCTCCCAATATGCGTGCAATCGGGGCTCCGGTGTGCGGCCTGTTAATACGACAAAATTTTGCTTGATTGGAGCTTCAGTCTTTAATTTATCTGTAGAGTATTTTGTGTCGTGGTCTGAAAAATTGAAATACGCACACAATACGTCTTGATCTGTCGCGGCACTGCCGGAAAAAATATCACCACGTCTTGGGTTCACTCCAACGTAAACATTCTTACCGTCAATATTTTGCTTTTTTGCATACTCAACTGCGTCGTCACGGTTAGTAACTTTAAAGTATTGCCATTGCCACCGACCACCATCAACGCCACTGTCAATCTGGATCAAGGCGTCTGGATAATCTGCTTCACACCTTGAAAATAATTTATCGAGGTGGAGACGAATATCTGATTCGTTAGGTGTTAAGTTTTGGGGCATGGCATCCATAATTAAAAGGGAGAGGTGTTAACCCCTCCCGACTTAGTTAATCCCAGTCTTCCACTGCATCGTCGCTTGATGCTGGTGTAGGGGCTGGTGTAGGGGCTGGTGTAGCGGCAAGTTCATCGAACTCCTTTGGACGGTCACCCCACTTGGTAATCTTTAACTCCGGCGCATAATTGGTGCCGTGCTTGGAATCAACGGGGTTAACTTTCACGCACTCAACCAAAGGTAGCTTCCCAGCTTTTCCTTCGTCACTTTTTAGATACTCATCATAAAGAGTATTCATCTCATTATTGACGGCTCCGGCAGTTGACGAAAATTCTCTCAACCCGCCAATTTTTGGGCTGAAGACATTGAGTAAAAATCCGCGCTTAAAGTTACCTTCACCGACCGCGTCACCCGCACCGACTTCAGTGTCAAATATTTTCTCTGGAGCTTGCCCAGCTTCAAACTTAAAAATACCAGTTTGAATGTTTTTAAAATCAAAATACGCCTTAAACTTTTCGATCTCATACTCGTCGCCACTATCGTCTTTTGTATACCAGCGACCAGCTTTTGCATTGTACTTACAATAAGTGACAAAATCTCCGCCGCCACCAGTTGGTAATCCTAATCCCATTTCTATTTCCTCTTCACTACTTACAAATTAGTCCGCACTTAACCCAGCGAACCTTTGGGGTTAATAACCAAAAATTTCTTTTGCTTTGGCTCTGAAAGCCGCACCACTAAAATAAAACATGTCGTAATCAGGAATGACCGCGTCTGCGGCTTCCTCTTTTGTTTCAAACTTGTCTAAAAATCTTTCTAACCGCATCGCAATTTGGCGAATTTCTTCTAAACTTTTTTTCGCCTCATCCGGTTGCAATGTATAAATCGCGTGTTTTTTGGGTGAGGCATATAAAACGTCAATCGAGTGATTTGACTTTGCGTGCTGATACACAGCCATTTGCCTTTTGTGCGGCGCAGACATTTTGCCAGGGATAGCCTTGGTTGTTTTTAAATCAACGACCTTGCCATCATCATCAAAAGTAAAATCGGTAAAACCCAGAATTGGAACTGGTACATTGTCTAAATTAATGACAACTTTTTCTTGATAGCCAGTTGGCTCGGCATAATTTTTTAGTCCTTCAAGTGTCTGCTCAATAAAACCTGGGAACTCATCCAAATGTTTTTTTCTTTGGTCTTGAGGAAAGCCCATTGCCGTCGTGCTGTTGAATTTTTTGGTTGCCTCTTCTAAAGCATCTAAAAACTCATCTTCTAAACAACTTTGAACACCATGCTCGACACAAATCCCGCGCGCCGCGTTCAATCCGGCATTGTCATAAATTTTAAAAAGGTAGCTTACAATCCAAGCACCGAGACAGCCCTGCGCCTTATTTAAACTTGAGGGGCTAAGATGTTTTATTCCAAATCGTTCAAAACTATTCATTATTTTCCTCAATCCAAACACATACAATCGACAATTTCATCATTGTCTGTGAAGAAATCACCTTGGTTAATAGTCATGTTTAGTAAATCTTTGTATGGCGGTCGGTCTTTATCAAAAGTTGCGTTGATTAAATTTTCTTGTTTAATCCACCAATTCGCCAAATTTGGCCTATCTCGCATAATACCTTGAAGTAATTTTTTACCCTTTAAAAAACATAAGTCACAATTCCCAAGCGGAGTTCTGCCATTGACGCCATCTAAAGCTAAATCAAAAGGTTGCTCATTCCAAAATTTTGCAACGTCTCTAGCAGTAATGTCCGCGTGAACAAGCGGCATAACATTGACGCCCCAATTATTTGTTTTAGTAGAATTTTTTTCAAACCGACGTGGCTCATCGGCTCGGATGCCAATAACATTTGCCCACTTTTCAAACCCATGAATCGTCCTCATTAATCCTGTTAATGGATAGATTTTTAATTCCGACGTGCAAAATCTTGCTAGGGCATTTGGAAGGTAGTTTTTTTTCTTTATTAATTTAGAAAACGGTTCGCCGTCTCTTGACGCTGAATTATGGCTAACAATATTAAATCCAACATTAATTAATGGAGCCTCTTTAATTTTTGGTTCTTTGCAAATAAAAATAGGAGCAGTACGACCATTTTCTATTGCTAAACTACCAAACCGCTGATCAACTAATTTTGTTAACTTATCAACATCGGCAACTTTCCCTACCCAAGATTTTTTTCTTGGCTCTTTTGGTAAGTTAAATATTGCAGTTTTTTTTGTGCATCCAGCAATTTGATCTAAGGTTAAATTTAATCCTTCATCGTCTTCCATAGTATTAATGACGTTAGACGCGTAAACGATGTCATATTTTCTATGCAAAGCGTCAAATTTATGAGAATTATTGCTAAAGTTTGCGCCAAAATCAAAACCAATTACATTAAACCCCTGGCTCAACAAAACCTCTACATGGTTAGACTTTGGCCCAGACCCAAAATCTAATATAGTATCTGACTTTTCCGCTATTTCAGCGACACGGCGAGGAACTATTGCATTTTTACCAATTGCCCCAGAACATCCACTTCTTGACGTGCGGTTAGTAACTTTTATAAAAGGTGCAGTTTCATCCCATTCAACCCAAGTTATAGGAACATTCCAGCGCGTTTGACATTGTTGAACAAAATCTAACGTCTCAGGTAACTCCTTGCCAGTGTTCGCAAACGCGACCACAACTCCATCTGGTAATTTCCCGTCATATGCATTTAATATCGACCACAACATAAAAGCACTTGTTCTACCTCCAGAAAAACTGATTAAAGCTGGTGTTGGAATTTTATAAGGATTCATTATCTCTTCCCCACTGTGCAATTAAAACGGCCTCAGCCCTGCCGTCATCTTTGGCGCGTTTAAAGTCATCTGCATTTTTTGGAAATAATCGTGTTGCGAGTTGTCGGCTTGCTGACTTGTCCCGACCCAATGAAAAATGTCTTTTCCATTTTGATGGTGTCACTAAACTGTACGGAATTTCTAAAGTTGCTAATACACCTTTGATAACCCCGTAGCCCTGCCCAAAATTAAAGGCCGACTGCTTGCCCATGCCGAAAGAATTTATGGATTCTATATATGTGTGTCTTGGTGTGAACTCTTTAAATAAATTTGCTAACGCAACGGCGTTTAATTCTTTATCGAATACGGGCATATCGTGAACTTCGACAAACGTATGCTTTTCTTTCACCCCGCTATAATAAAAACAGAGCGCGCCAGTCTTGCCTGGATCGATGCCGCAGATCAAAGTTTTAGTCCGGCTAAAAAGTCATCAGGCAAAGATACATTTTTCTCATTTGCTAATTGAGCAATCTTAGCTCTAATTTTTATGTCGTTTGGAATCCCGTTTTTAAGCCAATTGCTCACTCTATTTTGCGGGAAATTCATTTCATCGGCTACATACGTACTGCCGCCAATTTGACTTATAATTTCAGATGTGTTCATATTATATCAAATTTCCTGATAAAAGTTTCCATAGGAGATAATATCAGGTAACATGATATTGTCAAATTTAATTTTAAGGAGAGAGAAAATGCAAAAAAAAGAAATAATGAAGAACGTAGTCAATTTTGACGAGAAGGTTATGGAAACTTTCAATGATCGAAGTCAATTTATTCCAGAAGGATCGATGGGTGACCCCCAGTCATCAAACTTTTATAAAAAGTACCCTGAGATGTGCGATTATTTTGCAAGGAAGGCAGACGGGCCTTGGACTAAATACTATGAATTAAAAGCTCGTTATCAAAGACGGGCTTATAGAATGTCAGCGGAAAGTAAGATTGCCAAATTTGTGCAAAGAAATATGACAACTTCTCAAATAACATCTTTTTTTATGGAAAGATTCTGGAGAGCTATGAGAACGCACACGTTTCACGTGGGTGTTACCTTCACCGAAATAATGGACGAGATCGATTTTGAAACACACGAAAATACTGTAAGAAGAATTTTAAAAGACGGAATTTCTTTTGGTTACTTTGGGGAGCAAACTTCGTCGTATAAAAAATCAGTTAAAAAATACTATCCAACGGATGTGCTGATAAAATTTTCTATTGATTTTAATCGATCAGAATTTTTGTATTACAAAGCCAACGATATGCAGAACTTATCAAAAGAGTTAGACGAACGCCTAATCGAAAAACCTGACGCTGGCAGTAGTAACCAAGACCTTAACTCGGATGCGCCACCTTTTTAAATCCATAACAATTTTTGTTATGAATCGTAACAAAATTTGTTATGGTATTATCAAGTAACTTGTATTAACTTTTTGTTCATAACTAAGAGGGCCATTTATGAACAATCAAAATTTAAATATCAATTTACTTGATGCTACACATAAAGACGAGTATAACCCATTTGAGGTTTTTTACTACGAAACACACGAGGAAGAAATTTTGGCTGAAACAAGACGACCAATCGAGTTTGTCCAGGCAAGTGGTGAGCGGCTAAAAAAAGTAAGACAGGCGTTAGGTCTTACTCAAGTCGAGTTATGTGAAAAACTTGACGTAAAACAGAATGCCTATAGTGCTTGGGAAAATGGGAAACTTTTAATGGATCCATTTGTCGCCAGTATTTTATCTACAAAATTTGGTGTTACCCTGGACTATATCTATAACGGTGTCGAAAAAGATTTGCCGGAAGAAATACGCAAAAAGATATAGTATCACGCAATGTGATATTATTTAGTTGACATATCAGCTAACCTGATATTATGATCTCCTTAATTTTTTATTTAAGGAGATTTTTTATGAATAGACAACATTCAGAAATAGCGATTGAAAAATTAAATCGCATCAAACGTGAATTGCGAACTGCAATGGTTCACGCCGAGGCAACCGATACTTTTATCTGCTGTGCAGATTTAATTCGCACACTGGAAGATTCACTTTCAGCCGTCGACGCATCAATCAGCGATCAGACAACTAATCATTTGGAAACTTTTAAAAGTCAGCCGGAGTTAGCGATATGATTAGAGAGATTTTTGAGACGTTAAGTTTGAAAACTTTTATCACAGAATTTTTAGGACTTTTTTGTTTGCTGGCTTCGGTTTTTATTTTCTTTTTTTGTGTCGAGCCGTTATTTACATGATTGATTTTTCAACGTGTCAAATGACCGATGTTCTTTTGCGAAAGAAACAATCTAAGTATTTAGAACTTATTTTGCTCGAAAAAGAACCCCGCCTAAAAACGGAAATAAGTAACGCAATGAAAAGCATTAATTCAGAAAAATTTAAAGTAGATACTTTTGCTTGAACCACAAATTTGCGACTGGTGCGGCTCTTGGACACGTCCAGAGTTTCACCAGTCCAAATATATTTGCGGAAGATGTCGGCGGCCCCTAGCTGATTGTTGCGACGGTGAGCAAGCCCAACCGGATTTGAAAGAATATAAACAAATGAATTGTTATTTTTGCGGGACACCTTTGACCTGGGGTGGCGATCACGATGTTGAAGATAGTGAGGATTACGACATGGAAACAAATTTAAGTTGCCAAGAGTGTAACGCATTTGTCCTCGTTTATAAGGCAATGGAAAATGATTAAAAAATAAATAGGATTTAATATGACTGACAATGTAAATCACCCCCCTCATTATAATCAGGGTAATATCGAATGCCTGGATGCTATCGAATCAGCATTAACTGAAAGTGAATATATAGGGCATTTAAAAGCAAATATTTTAAAATATATTTGGCGGCTTAATCTAAAGGGTGAGCCAATTGAAAATGCTGAAAAGGCCAATTTTTATTTATCTCGCTTAATTTACAAACTTGGTGACGAAAATTTAATTGCTTACGTCAAAAGACGTGATAAAAATGGGTAAGCACTCAGACTTCCCCAGGCGACCGCGTGATTTTTATCCGACGCCATTTGAGGCTGTCGTTCCGCTATTAACTCATTTGGATGACCATACGCAATTTGATGAGCCGTGCGCTGGGAATGGAACGCTGATTAGCCATTTAGAGAGCCGTCAGCACATTTGCACACGGGCCACGGACATCGAGCCCAAAAGTAATATTATATCGACTGAGAACGCTTTAAAATTGACCGATTGTGCCGGAGACTGCTTTATTACGAACCCCCCGTGGCCTATGCCAGGTCAAAATGGTGATCCAACCGTGAAGCTGGCGCAACATCTCAGCGACATCGCGCCGTGTTGGTTATTGCTAAATGCCGACGTCATGCACAATAGATACTTTGGCAAACTATCGGATCGATGCATAAAGATCGTCTCGGTGGGAAGGGTAAGCTGGGAACAAAACCGCATTAAGGGAAAAGAAAATTCGGCGTGGTTTTATTTTAACAAAAATTGTTTAAACAAATTTGCACCAATATTTTACGGGAGAGCGGCGTGAACGCGAATCAACTCGCTGTAACAGCAAAACAGGCATTTGAACTTGTCGGCTGTAAAAATGAGCGGCAATTTCGGAATGAAGTTAAAAAGGGAATCTGGCCCAAACCTGCGATAACGAGGTCGCGTCCTATGCGTTGGAGCGTGTCGGAACTTCAACAAAGGTTGAAAAAAGAATCAAACCGCGCCACGATTGAAGATCACAAAAACGATCTTGATGAAATGCTGGGATTAATTTAATGAAAAAAATTAGACATTTAATTTCGAAAAAAGACCACGGTTTTTATTGGCAGATCACGCCAGCTATGAAAAAGGCTGGCTTTAGAGCGCAAAATTTAGGCAAGGATAAAATTGCCGCCGAGATTAAAGCAGAAGAATTGAATTGCGAATGGGACAAATATAAACAAGCGGGTGAGCCACTTGAGCAAATGACCAACCGTGACTTCAACTCGTTGATACATCGATTTCAAAAAAACCCCACTTTTTATGGTGAACTATCTGGGGTGTATAAAGACGAATTAGATCGTGAATTTAAACTTATTGGCGACAAAATTGGAGCGGCAAAAGTTCACGCCTTACGAAGAAAACACGTCCGCACAATTTACGACGACATGAGTAATGCTGTCAGTATTAAAAAGGCAAATAAAAATTTTAAAGCGATACACCGCCTTCTTGCTTTTGCCGTTGAAATTGGCTGGGCTGATTTTAATGTTGCGACAGGCATGGAAAAAATATCGATAAAAGGTCGCTACCAAAAATATGAGCCGGATGAAATTAACTTATTAATGCGCGTTGCTTTAAATCGATACTTAGATTGCCGTGGCCCGTTGAATTGTTTGGCGGGTAGTACAATAAGAACCACGTCGCGTCGTTCACTTGCTATTGCAATTTCGATTGCTTATGACACCTCGCTCCCAAGGCAAGATATTTTAGCCCTAAAGTATTCCGATTTTGACGGTAAAGGATTTTCTCTACGTCAGTTAAAAAAACGCGGCGATAGAAATTTATATTTACCCGTAACACCAAGAACAATGGCCCTAGTATCACAGGGCGACGTCGTGCAACTAAAATCAGATCAACATATTTGCATTAACGAGGAAACTGGCAAACCCTGGGAACTTAAATTATTTTCAAAAGCATTTTTAAAATTGTCACGTCGCGCCGGATTACGATCTCAAAAAAATCAGCGGGAACAAGAAAAAGACGCTAGAACTTTTCACGACATCCGCCGGACGGCTATGACCGAGATGGGCGACAACCAAGCAACCAATGTTGAGATAGCCGCGTTTTCTGGACACGCGCCAAACAGCACGGCCTTAAATGATTATGTAAAGCCTGGGAAAAAAGCCGCCGTTAATGCTCTTAATAAAAGATTTAGCGACGAATCACAAAACGTGATATCCGACGAAAATTCCGAAAAACCATCTGCGACAGTAACAACTCTCCACAAAACTTCAGACCACTCCTAAATTTAAAAGTTGGAAGAAAGTTGGAAAAGTTGGAAGAGTGGGGCGAACGAGGGGACTTGAACCCCCAACCCCCGGCATCACAAGCCGGTGAATTTCCCAGACTTCTAGGCCTCTTCCCACTTTAAATACACTCCGTATACACTCAGTGTACACATACCGACATCGTTAAAGTTGGAAGAAATTATCTAAAATCATTTGAAAATTAATATCATATTTCCTGATATTTTAGTTGACATAGTGTGACAAGTCACTATAATCAGGGGCAAGACAACGAAATAACTTGGAGAACAACTAATGGAAAGTATTAATTTTACAGATTTTATTCAAGATTGGGACGAGTCATTAAACGCACGTTATGGTTACAATCAAGAAACTTTAGATGCAATTCAACAAGGAGAAGCAGAATTTGAAAATTATTGGAGGTTTCAACCTGGAGGACGGGAAGGTCTTATTGATGCACGGCGGTATCGTTAACCCCCTCCACATATCCCACCAGCCCCTGGCTATTAAATTAGCAGGGGCATTTCGGGTAACAGAAACTTTAACCAGGAGAATAACTAATGAATAAACTTTTAAACTTGGTACCAAAAAAATACCAATACATGGTAGAGGTTGTTGAAGAATCTTGCGGCGTTGTTGAAGTGGTTTTGAAGGAAGGTTACGAATATGACGTTGGATCAAGTTTAGCTTGTTACGAGAGATGTGATCCAGATTTTTGTAATGCTGACGGGACTGAGTCCGAATACAAAATTAAGAAATGTATCGCTGATGACATTTCATTTACGGTCGAAATACCTACCGCCGAATGGCGCAAAAATCATTAATCGGGGGTAACACCCCCTACCAGCCCCTGACAACTTTACGTTGCAGGGGCTTTTCGGGTAGAATTAACATAAATCAAATAGGAGCAAGAATAATGCAAAAATTAAATATTTGGGAAAATCCAAAAAATGGCGAAAAAAGAATTTATTGCAATGATGGGCAGATTGCCAAAGTTTGGATTGAAAAATGCGAGCCTAATAATTGGGGAGAAGATTACCAAATAAAATTTCGGTCAAATGATCCAATGGAATTTAACCACCAACATCGTGAAGGTTGTGGCACATTTACCGATATGGCGAACAACGTATTTTGTTATGCAGTTGGTGCAACGCCATCAACTCCATCAAACGAGCTTCCTAAAAGTTTTAACGACTTGATACAATTAGCAAAGGAGCAAGAATAATGGCAATGACAGTTGCTGAACGAAAAGACGTAAGCCGAAAAAATCGTGTTGAAAATAAAATTTACGAAATTAAGGGTGAAAAGGTAGGTGTAAAAGAAATAACAATTAATTGCCTCGATCACCCCGAAGCTAGAAAAAAGGTTAAAGACTTTTCTCAAAAACTTATTGATCAGGCGCGTTAATTCGCGCCTTTTCTTTTTCTATAACCCACAGTGTGTCTCCAAAAACTTCTAAACAAATATCGCTCGTGACCCCAAAACCTAAAAAACCAACTATGGTATCGCACTTAAACTTAACTCCTTAAAAATAATAAGCGTTCTGACTCTCTCCGTAAAACTAATCCACGAAGCCGTTTTCCCGATGCACGATTCCACCTGATCATCTCATTAATACAACCAGTGTAATCAAATCGATTTAACTTTAATCTTGCCGTACTTCGTTGCCACGACCCGCTCCCTAAATTATATATCCAGGAGCAAATTGCACTAAACTGATTTTCTGATAATGGGACTTTTACCATACGGTGAATTGCCTTTTCCGCACTTTGCAGATCACGCTTTAAAAGTTTTTCTGCGTCTTCTCGACTAATGGGATTTTCATTCCCCGTTAATCTTTTACCATCAAAGCCCCTGGTACTTCCAAATCCATATGTTTTTCGATGTCCACTACATATATATATATCAGAGCGAAAGCCCTCGTAAGTTTTCACCAAATCTAACCCAGCCTGATTAATCTTCATTTATTGCGGATGGCCCTAGAGCCAAACCAAAATGACAGTATTGCCGCCCATAAAGAATTAATATCTTGAGACCAAATAATTTGCAACGCGTCTCCGGCATTGGTGCCAGCGTTAATCAAAGAAAATAATGCAACTATTTCTACAGTAACAAATAAAGCGAGGAATACATAAGTCACGACGGGTCGAACTGAGCCTCGCAGACCATCGATAAAACCGACGCCTGTCAGCTTATCGTGTTGATGCAGGCTCTGAATTTCTTTTATATCAGCTTCGGCATTTATTTCTTCTAACCTTTCCCCGTGTCCCTGAGACTGCGCCTTCATCTGCATTTCTAATACTTTTAGCTCGTGAGACTTGTCAGAACGATCAGTAAAAATTTCAAATACTTTAGGAAGCATTGAGCTACCAAAACCAAGTAGACTTCCGAGAAGTGTAATCATGTTTGACTCTCCAATAATAAAACGTCAGCCACAAATCCGGCAATTGACACTGGTTGACCATCGTCAGTTCTTGATGCTCTGGAAGCAAAATAAGAGGGCTGTATGCCGTCTTGCAAAGCGCGTGACCGCTCAATGCAAATATCAGACAATAACGCCTGTGCTGAACTTCCAATCTTTGGCCCTGCCGCAAAGACCTCACATATTTCTAAATTTTCGGGATCGTATCCGATGGAAACGTGTACTTTATTATTCTCATACTCAGCAGTATGCGTTATACATATTCTTCTATTCGGTAACATTTTTACCTCAAATAATCATTTCGGGGGTTACATAATTTGATGCGACTTGACCAAATTTTTTATGGTAGGTTGTAGATTCTGCTTTTCGTTCTGAAAAATAAGATAGCCTTTTAGAATAAGCATCTTTACTTGCCAGTGTTCGATGCTGAGTTACTGTCATTCCCATATCTTCTTTGACCTGGGCGTGATGAAGGTGACCGCAATGAGCGTATCGATATTTTGTCTTACCCCAAATTTCTGGGAATGTTGCCGCAAACACTGAAGTCAAAGTAGAAAACTTTTTTAAATGACCGTGGTGAAAAGCAAGCATTGTATCGCCGTGATGGTGGACGTAGTAAGGAAGGTCGCTTGTATCAATTGTCACCCTGGGGTTATCTTCATACAAGGCGTCAAACATATGGCGCAACCAAATCGACGACGTAATGTCGTGGTTGCCCTCCGCCATAATAACGTGGACGTTTTCATGTTTAGTAAGTGACGCGTCTACAACTCGTCGTAATAACTTTATTGACGATGCAATAATATTATTAGGCTCACCATCGCTATTTAGTTGGTGTCCGGATAAAGGTGTTTCACTTCTCAATCCAGGGTAATCAGAATGCAAAAAATCGCCAAGCTGACAGATAATCGCCGTGTGTGCTTTCGGCGAATTGTTTATCATTTCCGAAAAACAATTTATTAAAACATCTTCCGCCGTTTTATTGTCCCAGTCATCACCGAGCATCCCCAAATGGAAATCTGTTAAGGTATACAAATTTAATAAATCTGGTAGCGATTGTGCTGGGCAATTAATTGGTTTTAATCGTGGCAAATTTTCTGACATTGCCAAAACGCCATCACGAAAAATTTGCTCTTGTTTTTCTTTGTCGGCTGTAGTTTTTACCCAGGTTAATTTTACTTCACCTTCAGCATCGTAGAGCGTGCTTTCACCTAAAATTTTTAAACTAGCGTTTGGAGAATTGAGACTGGAACCAATTCTACTTTCAATTGACCGACGTCGAGAAAACACACTTCGGACACTTGTTTCTAAAATTTTACTTAGCTCAGTTGCTCCGTGTTTTTGAAATAGTTTAATAAACTCATCATCTGAACATTTTGCTAGGGCCATAAATAAGATTCCTTAAATTGCTTTTTCCTCTATTTTTCCCTCACCATCTTTTTTTTCTTTTTTAACTTTGACGCAACCAGCCCTTGCCTCAACAATAACGTGCTTGCCTTGGTAGATAACTTTTATAATATTTGCCCCTCGTAAGAGGCACTCTGAAAATGTTTTTGTGGGTGGCAATGGATCATTAATAATAGTCGGGATGCCAACTTCTCCGGTGTAAATAAATAGGAACACTACAGCTTTAAACATTATTTACTCCACAGTTGGATGTTTTCCGTTGTGCATTTTTTCTATCTTAGACAGTCTATCATCATTGTTTGTGACCATAACAAGAATACGTTCTAACTCTCTATTATTTCGTTCTAGCCTCTCTGGTGACATAATCCCCGACAAAACATGGGTCTTCTGTGCGTTCAAATCTATAAGATTTTCTTGGCGATCAGTTCTTTTATCTAGGTCTCTAAGTCGATCTTCGTAATCACGAGTTATTTTTTCTAACTGTTGTATAACCGCAGATAGTTTTTGCTTAACTATCGCCGCCGCTGACACAATGCTTACCAGCATACCGCCTACGGTTATTATTAACTTCGCATCAATCTCCACTTGGCTTACTCAGGAGCGGGGTATTTTGATTTAACTGCCTGACGTTTTACTTCCAGAGCATCTGCATCAGTTGCACGACCTTCTACCTCTTTTTCCCACAGAGCTACCATTAGCTCGTCTACACTAGGGTATGCGTTTTGACGGTATGCTTTATAATTGTCTGCATAGAACTCATCGTATGTTGGAACACCGTCTGAGTTTTTACCGTCTTTGTCAGTTCCTTGGTAGATAACTTCTGCTGGCACTGTTGGCTCTTTGTATTTGGTAATGCGTTTCCACTTACCGTCTTTGTACTCAGGGTGGGGGGTGTTAGCTATCTGACTCCCTGTACCCTCAGAGACTTCTTCGACTTCTCTGATGAAGTAAACTGTCCCACCTTCATCGTATAACTGCTCGTCTACCTTGGCGTTGCTTGTCATACCACCGTCAGGTCTTTTGACTACAGACAGATTGTGCAAGATCGCTACTTGTTGGTTATTTTTGTTTTCTATTACGTACATTATCTTCCTCCTAAAATTTTGCCATCTAACTCCATATTA